CAGCGCGGATCTTCCGCGTATCAAATACCCATTGCACGAAGCGGAAGCAGCAGGCGAACTGGAATTTGTCGACGCGCCGGAAATCGATCCGGATCTGATCGTCTCATGGATAGCGGAACAAATGCAGACATACAGCCTTCAAATGACAGCACTTGACGACTATCGTTATGCACTCATGAAAAACGCGCTTGCGAAGCTGGGGATCAGCTACGAAAACAAAAATATTAAGCTGGTCAGACCTTCGGACAAAATAAAAGTTGAACCAATAATCGACAGCGCATTCCGTAATCACAATATTGTATATGGCAATTCGTCGATCATGCGCTGGTACACCAACAACACGAAGAAAGTCAAATCGAAGAAATACGGCAATTATGAATATCAAAAAATCGAAGCGAAAAGCAGAAAAACAGACGGCTTCTTCGCATTCGTCGCGGCTATGACACAAGCGGATCTGATACCAGAACAGCAAGCAGCCGCCGAAATACTGCCGCTATTCACTCTTTAGGAAAGGGGGCAAATGAAAAATGAACATGAACGACTATTTTTTGCGCGCCTTCGGGAAAAAAGCAACGATCACAGTAAAAACGCAAGTGGAAGAAGAATTCACAGAAGTTTTTTTCAAGGAACTTGCGACAGCTTGCGCAATTAACATGATTGCAAACACGATCGGAAAATGCGAGATCAGAACATTCGTAAAAAGCAAGCCGGAAAAGCGATCAGAATATTATTTGTGGAATTATGCGCCGAACCAGAACGAAAATTCTTCGGATATGCTGCAAAAATTCATCACAAATTTGTGTTATGACAACGAAGCGTTGATCGTAGAGATCGGCGGCAATTTGTACGTTGCAGACAGTTTTTCAAGACGGCAATACACACTTTACGACGACGTATTTTCAAACATCACGATCGGCGATCTGACATTGCAGCGCAGTTATACAGCCAGCGAAGTGATCTATATGCAGCTTAACAATATGGACGTGCGCCAGAGACTTGAAGGATCATATACAAGCTATGGAAAGACCGTGGCGCAGTCGATCCGGCAGCTTTTACGCGCAGGCGGTCAAAAAGGCATTCTGAACATTGACGCGCAGACTTCGGCGCAGCCGGATTTTGCCACAACGCTGCAAAAGCTGATCGACGAACGCTTCAAGCCGTTTTTCGAAGCAAATCAAGCAGTATTGCCATTGACACAGGGTTATACATACACCGACGTAACAAAGAACGCGCAAAGCACGCAAAATCCATCAGATCTGAACGATCGGATCAATTTTGAATTTGAAATGGCTGGTCGCGCGTTCCGTATTCCGAAAGCCTTAATACTGGGCGACGTTTCGGACGTTGAAAAAATCACAAAGAATTTTCTAACTTTCGCAATCGATCCGATCTGCGAAAAGTTTGGAGAAGAAGCCACGCGGAAACGCTACGGCGAAAAGCAGTTTGTCAAAGGAAATTATATTGACGTAAACACAAACTGCATACAGCACATAGACATTTTCGAGCAGGCGACAAACAGCGACAAGTTGCTTTCAAGTGGCTTGTATTGCATTGACGAACTGCGCACGAAACTGGGCGACACAGCTATAAACGAAGACTGGTCGCAAAATCACTATATCACGAAGAACTACGCGGAAGCGTCGCAGTTCCAACACTTAGGAAAGGGGGAAGAAAGCTAAATGCCAGCAGAAATGAAAGAAACAAAATACTGTTTCCGACAGGAAGCAGACAGCAACGTCCACCAGCTTTATATTTATGACGAAGTATCAGAATACGGCGAATTTGACTGGTGGTCATGGTCATACGCGGAAAGCGAGACAAGCGCGGAATTTTTCAGAAAAGCACTTGCAGACATTCCGGAAACAGACACAATCGAATTGCACATCAATTCGCTGGGCGGATCAGTCAAAGAAGGCGTGGCAATTTACAATCAGCTTCGCCAGAAGAAGTGCAAAGAAATTGTCGCATACGTTGACGGCTTCGCATATTCCGTGGCTTCGCTGATCTTGCAGGCGGCGGATCGCCGGATCATGGGGCTGGGTACTAGCCTTTTGATCCACAACGCATGGTTGACAGTTAGCGGCAACGCGGAAGATCTGCGCAAAGCTGCCGACGATTTAGACGTTTTGATGGAATCGAATAGAAAAGTTTATCTGGAGAAGTGCAACATTTCAGAAGATGAACTAATCGAAATGATGGAGAAAGAAACGTATTTGACACCGGATCAAGCCATAGAAATGGGCTTCGCGGACGAAATCGCGGAAAGCCAGAAAGCAGATCCGGACGCTACGGCGACACAGCTTCAACAGCAACTTTCACAAATGCGTGAAATGTTAGTGCAGGAAAGGGCATTCAAAGCAGATCTGAAAGCCTTGCAGACAGCGACGGCAGCAGGCGCAAAGGAAAGCGCAAAAGACGACGACGAAACAAACGGCGAAGGCACAAAGGGCAAAGAAAGCCCGACAGAGGAAACAAAAAATAAACTTGCCAGCTTGCTTGCAAAAGCAGCGGCGAACAACTATTTGAAAAGCGAGGTAAAAAGATGAAAAGCAAAGACGTAGCAGCATTGACACGCGAAGAGTTAGCGCAGAAGTTTTCGGACGCGCTAAAAACAGACGATCCGGAACAGGTCGCACAGGCTATGGCAGACATGGCGGAAGGGATCGAAGCTGAAATCTTACAGAAGGCACAGGACACGGCAGCAGTAGAGCAGATGGACGCGCAGGCGTTAGCAAATAGAGGACTGCGCCAGCTTACTTCCGACGAAAAGAAGTTCTATGAAAAGTTGATCGGCGCAATGAGAAGCGACAATCCGAAGCAGGCACTTTCTAATCTTGACGTAACTATGCCGAAGACGATCATTGAAGACGTATTCGAGGACTTGCGCCGTGATCACCCACTTCTGGCAGCGATCAACTTCCAGAACACTACTTACATGACAGAATTCATTCTAAACAAGAATGGAAAGCAGAAAGCAGTCTGGGGCGGCATTACCGCAGAGATCACAAAGGAACTTGAAGGCGAATTCGAGAAGATGGACGTTGTCTTGAATTCACTTACTGCATTTCTTCCGGTCGCTAAATCCATGCTTGACTTAGGCGCAACATGGCTTGACAGTTATGTCCGCGAAGTGCTGAAAGAAGCGTTATACGCTGGACTTGAAGAAGGTATCGTCGCAGGAACTGGCGTAAATATGCCAATCGGTATGATGAAGGACATTTCCGCCGCACACGTAGACGGCGAAGCATATCCGGACAAGAAAGCAACGGCGATCACAGCTTTCACACCGGAAGCATACGGCGCAGTTATCGCCAGCCTTGCCGTTTCACGAAACGGAAGACCAAGAACAGTCGGAAACGTGATCATGATCGTAAATCCGGTTGACTACTTCAACAAGGTTATGCCGGCGACAACGATCCAGCGTCCAGACGGAACTTATGCGAACGACGTTTTGCCATATCCCACAACGATCATACAGTCCGAGGAAATGCCGGAAGGAAAAGCGATCGTGGGTATTGCAGACAAATACTTCATGGGCGCAGGCACAAGCAAAGACGGCATGATCGAGTACGACGACAGCGTCAAGTTTTTACAGCGCGAAAGAGTTTATGCAGCGTACCTTTACGGAAACGGAAAGCCGCTTGACAATAACGCTTTCGCAGTCCTTGACATTACCAATTTGCAGCCTATGACTTACAGAGTGCAGATCTACGAGGGCGCAGCGTCAAGCGTTAGCGCATTAAGCGACGAAGGAACGCTGGTGGAGACAGAGAAGACCACATGGAGCGAAAGCGAGTTGAACGATCTGACAGTCGCACAGATCGAAGGGCTGGCAGCATATAAGGGCTATACGTTAAGCGGTAGCACAAAGGCGGAGAAGATCGCGTCCTTTGTAGCAGCGCAGGAAGCGGCGCAGGCGTAGGAGCGAAAAGAAAATAAACGGCAGTAGGGCGAAAAGCCTTGCTGCCGACTTTGAAGGCGGTGGAATATGACAAGCGAGACAGAAGCAGCATTGCTGGAAACAATTCTAAACGATCTTGACATTACCTTCGAAGACGAAAAACTGAAAGCAAAAATCAAGCGGAACATGGAAAGCGGCGCGGCATATTTAGAAGATAAAGCAGGAAGCGAAATTGACTTCGAGGAAGACAAGATCGCGCTGGATCTTTTAATCTCATATTGCAGATATGGGAGATCAAACGCCATTGAACAGTTTGAACATGATTTTGCAAGCAACTTGACAGCGTTTGCACTTCGGGCAGCAGTACAGAAGGCACAGGCGCAGGAAGGGGCGGAAGATGAAAGCGAAGTTTGAAGAATTTAACGACGGAATAGCTGGAATTTTCCGCGAAAACGAAGCAGGAAAGCTGGAAAGAGTTTTCACAAAGGATTTTCGCTTCGGAGAAGAAAACGTCAGTATCACGCGGCACTATGCCGCGAAAGTATCAGACGAAAAAGTCGACAAGATGATCCATATCCAGAAGCAAACTGGAATTATGGCGCATGATATTGTCGTAATCGACGAAGAACAGTTCGACATTGAAAAAGTGGATCAGATGAAAGACACATTGCCGCCGATCACAAAGTTGTCTTTAAATATGCTGGAGAAGCACAGGAAAAAAGACTTTGCATGAAAAGCGCAGTTGTTAAGCCGGACGCATTCGCGGCAGCAATCGACGGAATACTGCAAGAGATCGGCGAAGAAACGGAAACGAAATTCTTTGCAGCAATCGACGAAGCGGCGGACAAGTGCAACGAAGCCGCACAAGAGCCATTGACACGCGGTCACGGCGTATTATCTGGAGAATACCGAAGCCACTTTGCAATCGAAAAGGAAACGGCGCAGCATAGACACATAGCGACGTGGCACGTAGAAGCACCAGAATACAGATTGACACATCTACTTGAAAACGGACACGTCACAAGAGACGGAACGAAGCGCACGAAGAAGATCAAGCACATTTCAAAAGGTCGAGAAGCTGCGGAAAAAGTGCTTGAAGAGAGATTGAACAATTTATGGGGGTAGGATATGGACATAAAAAGCATATTAGAAATGTGCTGCGGCTTGCCAGTCGCGGACACAGTCTTCACAAAGCCCCAGAAATTGCCTTTTGTAGTCTTTCTGGACAAACAGACCACAGACGGCGACGACTTCAACACGCGGATCATAGCGCACGATCTGGCAGTCGAATTTTACGCCGAAAGAATTGACAGCACAAACGAAAAGAAACTTGAAAAGGCATTCGCGGAACAGGGCTGGAAATACGAAAGGGATCGCGAATATCTTTCAGATCAGAAATGCTTTGAAACAGTTTACAGCATTCAGACATTTTATGAAAAAATCGGAAAGGAAGAATAAAAATGGCAAATCAAAAGGGAACAAAAACAAAAGTTACGCTGGGATCGGGCAAACTGTACATGATGGCGTACAGCGGATCACTTCCGGACACATTCGCGGAACTTTTGAAAGACTTAATCACAGACAAAAACCACGCAGGCTGGATCAAAAACGGCGCGTCAATCGAGTATAAGCCGACAATGACAACCGAAAAAGACGATCTGGGAATGGTAGTAAAAGAGGTACTGACAGAGGAAGAAGCAACTTTCAAGACAGGGCTTTTCACATGGAACGCCGAAACGCTGGCAAAACTTAATTCTACCGCGCAGATCACAACCGAAACAGATCCGGAAAGCGGCAAGAAGTACAGAATTCTTCGCGTCGGCGGAACTGCAAACGACGACGGACAGCAGTATGTTTTGTTATTCGTACATGAAGATCCGGTCGAAGGTAATTGTTATCTTGCAGTAGTCGGAAGAAATACCGCAGGATTTACAATCACTTTTGCAGCAGACAGCGCGACAGTAATTGACGCGGAATTTTCTTGCAAGCCACAGGACGATCGCGGAACGCTGATCCAGTTCGCCGAAGAGTACGACGAAGAATTCCAAGATACCTACACAAGCGAGGAATTGAACGCATTGACGATCGATCAGATCAAGATCATTGCAGCCGCAAAGGGCTACACGATCACAAAGACAGTCAAAGCGGATATAATCGAAGAATTTATCGCAGCACAGACGGCGGCGCAGTCGTAGAAGCGGCATAACAGGGCTGGGAGATATTCCCAGCCCATAACACAAAGATGAAAAGGAAGGAAAGCAGAAATATGTATCAAATCAATTTTCAAAAAGCAAAAAGAAACTTCATGACCTTAACTTTTGAAGATGAAAAGCCGGACGGAACGCCGTACACGAAGACAATTTGCGTCGGTATGCCGAAAAAGCGGATCTTCGACAGGCTCATGGATTTATCGGACATGGTACACAATGACGACGACGAACCGCAGAGCCAGAGAGAAAAGAGCCAGAAAAACAGACAGCAGATCGACGCGCTTTATAGCGTGACAGCCGACATTCTTTCAAACAACCTTGCGCGTGAGAAGATCACAGCAGAATGGGTGGGCGAAATGATGGACGTGCAGGATCTGAAAGACTTCTTGCAGGAATACGCGAAATTTGCAAAGCAGGAAGCGGCAAACCCAAACTAGAACCGCCCTTCTATCCGATTGATGATGAAGGGCTTTTTGACATTCCGACGTACTGGGAACATTTAGTGCATGAATACACAGGCTTAAACGTGAATGAAATAGAAGAACTGGAATATATAGACTTCTTACAGTATAAGCGCGACGCATTTATCACAAAAATGAACCAGACGGAAGAAGGAAGGGAATATCTGGAGAACGCGCGGATCTTGTCACAGACAGAACCGGATCGCGCGACTTTGCGGCAACTTTTCGGAAAGGGAAAGTAAAAGCATGAGCAAAGGATTGAAGGGGATCACAGTCGAGATCGACGGCGATACTTCGAAATTCAGAAAAGAACTTGACACACTAAACAAAGACACAAAAACGCTGCAATCTGAATTGAAGGGCATTAACACGCTCATGAAATTAGATCCAAGCAGCACCGAACTGGCGGCGCAAAAGCAAGTGGTATTGCGGCAGGCGGTACAAGAGACAGAAGCAAAGCTGAAACTTTTGGAAGAAGCCGAAAAGCAAGCCGCAGCCGCCGGAATGAACGTAAACGACGAAGGATATAGAGACTTGCAACGCGAAATCGCATTGACAAAGTCAAAGCTGGAAGATCTGAAAAAAGAACAATCCGCGTTCGACGCGCTGAAAAACGGCGCAAAGAGTTTCGGATCAGCAATCGGCGACATTGCAACAAAGATTCCAGTCGTTAAGAAGCTGGCGGACGGCTTCGGAAACGTAAAGGAAAAGATCACAGACGCGGTCAAGAATAACGACAAAATAAAAGCGATCGGAACTGCGGTGGAAGGCGCAAAAGCGAAGGTGGAAGCATTCAAGGACGCGCACCCAGCCGTTAAGAAGATCGCGGACGGCTTCAAGAGCGTGGGCGAAGCGGTAGACATTGCAAAAAACAAATTGCCGTCGCTTAGTCAAGCAGTACAAGCCGCCGGACAAGCCGCAGTCACGGCAGGG